CCCCAAGTGGTTTACTTGTGGTTGCCCTGGTTGTTTTTTTTGATTCCCCGGTAATGATTGAATATGCAGCATCTAGCTTTTCTTTTCTAGCCATTTGATCACCGCCTTTCCAAGTTTTTCATATGCCGCCGCCTGTGGATTACCAGGTTCGTAACTCATGATTGATTGCCCCAGCGCCCCGGCTTCCCCAACCCTCACGCTTCTGCCAATAGTAAATGGCAAGACCGCCCAGCCCGCCGCTTTCATGGCTTCAATCGCGCCCTTGTGAGCTGTAAGCCTTTGATCATAAAAGGTTGGCAATATTCCCATGATTGAAAGACCGGGATTGATTCTCTTTACGCTCTCAACGGTTTTTAGGAATAATCGCAAGGCTGCCACATCAACGGGCATCGGCTGGCAGGGGATCAAAACCGCATTGCTTGCAGCCAGGGCGTTGATCACCAAAAGGCTTAAGCTGGGCGGGCAGTCAATAATCACCAGATCAAAACCTTTCAGCTGTTCTATTGCTTCTGCCAGGATATATTCACGCCCCAACCGCGCATTGATCCCCAGCTCAACCGCCGCCATATCCAGGCTTGATGGTGCAATAAACAAGTTTTCTGTAATGGGCTTGATCACCTTTGCCAGGGATAAATTACCCGGCTGGGAATTGCCAATAACGCTTGTTAGGTTGGGATCGGCTTCAACGATCCCGCAGCTGGTTGTAAGGCTTGATTGGGGATCTAAATCAATCATCAATACCTTGTGGGTTTTGCTGATCACATCACCCAGCGCCCTAACGGTTGCTGTTTTCCCAACACCCCCTTTATGGTTTGCCACACTCAATATTTTCAAGATCCCTCGCTTTCTTTAGCTAATATTAGCATATCTTTGCTAACCATATCTATTATAGCTATTTATAGCACACCATTGCAACCACTTGCAATGCGCTGTTTTGCATAAAGGTATAAAATGTCATTGTGTCCATAAAAACGCCTTACAATCGTTCCTGGTGGCTTGTTTGCTATGAATAAACGCCCCTATAAGAAAAAAGCGCCTGGTTTTCCCGTTACTAACAGGGATTGGTTTAATCTGATCAACGATATGCCAATCGGTTGCATTTGGGCTGTGATTGCTCTGATCATTCTGGCTGCGTTAAAGTCATGGCTTTTCCCCTAGCGTCAAAGTTTTGCAAAGTTTCAAAAGCGGCTGTAAATAGTTCACTTTCGTTCACTTTCGTTCACTTTTATTTTTCGCCTGGTGTATGGCACATGCAATAATTCAGCGGCTTTCTTTTTAGCTTCTTCCGGGCGGCGATCATAACGGGCTGTAGTATTGACGCTGGCATGCCCAGCCATTTTTGCTACGGTTGCAATGTCTGCCCCGGCATCCAAAAGATCACTTACAAAAGTTCGCCGCAAGTCATGCGGGCTAAAAGCCTCAACCCCCGCAGCTGCAGCCCGCTTGTTCAATAGGTTGTAAATCGCCTGTGGTGTCATGGGCTTGCTGGTGGTGATTATGCCGCCCTTGTTGATTGCATAAAACAACGCGCCGGGATCTACCCCCCTGACATTCAACCAATCTTGCATTGCATACAGCGCCCCATTGGTTAAGTATGCTGTTCGTTCTTTTGATCCTTTGCCCTGAATAACCAGCTTGCCGCTTTCTGGGGTGTAATCCCCCATTGCCAGGGTGATTACCTCTTCACGCCGCAACCCCCCGGCATACATCAAGCTGATAATTGCGGCATCACGCGCCCCGGCAGGGGATTGATCAATTTCGCAAACCCTCATAAGCCCTGCTATTTCGCCAGGTGATAATTCCCGCCCGGCTGGTATGGTTGATCCCCTGACGCTCTTTACTGCAGCTGCAGCCCGGTAATCCTCGGCTGTCAATTGCCCCAGCTGCCAGGCGGCTTTTAGAACACCCCGCAACGCACTTAAGGCATGGTTTACTGTGGCAGGTGCATAATGATCAACCAGGCGCGCCCTGATAGCCGCGGCATGCTGAAATCTAACCGCGCTCCAATTGATCCCAAAACAACCCGCGTTGCCATTACTCAAAACGCCTGCAACCAGATCAAGCGCCCTCTTTGCCCCGCGCCGCCCGGTAGGCTGTAGCGCCCCCAGATAAACCGCGGCAGGGTTTTGATCAATCGGCAGATCTAAAACCGCTGTAATATCCCCCGAATTAATTACGGTAATTTTTTCCATATTTTTGCCCTTTCGCCCTGTTTATGCTTCATGGTTTCGATAATATCCATTATGTTAACCATTACTTACGACAATTGTTATTGTTATAAGTTATTTTACCTTATTTTTAGGGCAATTTCAAGGGGTATTGGCATCAATTATCTGGGGATTTTCTGGCGGCTTTCCAGGATCAGCCCTCACCAGATCCCCAGCAACATTGACTTGCTGCCCGCCTTGTGTGGCAATGTTCACCTGCAGGGCAGGATCATGCCTGGCAAGCTTGCGGATTTTCGCCAGGGATTCAAGCGCTTTCAAATAGCGGGCATGGGCGGCTGTTAGTGATTTATCCCAATAAGCGGCTTGGTTTAAGCTCAACCCCTGGCGATTTTGCCAGGTATATTTGTACTCAATCTGCTGCCAGCGCATCCAGGATATTGCAACCCCGTCAATGGATAGTTTTTCAATCATAGGTGCTAATTCATAACCAAGTTCTTTTTTGAGCTGTGGCACATATTTTTCAAGGATCACCGCAAAACCAGGGTTATTAAATCCCTCTGCCATTTGTGCAATGTTTCTATCGGTTAGATCCCCCAATAAAGCAAGCGCTTTGGGATTGGCATCTAATTCTTTTGCCAATATATCCAGATCTTTCTTTTTCGCGTTTTTCCCCTGGCAACGATCTATTGCCGCGCCTAAATCGTCTTGTTCTTTTGGTTTGTTCTCTTTTTTCTCCATTCGCCCTTTACCTTGTGATAACCATATGCAATCAATGTACTTTTGATCAGATCGCCAATACTTACAAGGTTTTGATCAATCGCCTGATCCATTGCCGCGGCTTGCTCTCTTTCAATTTGCTGTTCGATTTTTTCCAGATCTGTTTTTTCTTTTTCAATTTGATCAAGCATCTGGGTTGCTTCTGCCAATATTCCAGATCCCACATATTCAGATACAACCCGCCCGTTTACCCTTTTCTTGCGGTAGTAATACTGCCCAGATCCCCGCTTTTCCCAGCCCATAATTTTTGTCCTCGTTGTGCTACATATTTTCAAAATACCGCTTTGTGGCTGCCGCCCTCTTTTTTGTCAAATTTTTACTAAAAATGTCAACAAATGTCATGTTTTTTCAACATTTTTCAATATTTTTAGCCTTTCTGGGCAAGCCCATGGCAATAATTGACGCTTCAATGCTGCCAATATTGGTACATAAGTGGCACATAATTGGCACAAAATAGCCTAAAAAGACATGGTTTTTATTCAATGTATGGCTTGATCCATTGCCACAAATCACCCCCCGCGCTGTAGTAATCGTTTATATCTTTGTACCCCTCTGGGATAGGTGCAAGCCTTACGCGATCCCCCGCCAGATCCATTAGGCGCGCCGCCCCAGATTCCCCCGCCTTGTCATGATCGTATGCACTCAATATGGTTTTGATTGGTCTGATCACCGCGCCCCAAGTTGCCAGATCTGGGGTATTGGTTGCGCTGCCCAGCGTTGCGCTGGCAATAACATCGTTCAATTCCTGATGGGCAATCATGCAATCAAATTCACCCTCACAAAATAAGACAATATCATTGCCATAAAGATAATCACCGTTGAATATCGCGGCTGGTTTCGATCCTTTGACGCTTGTATATTTTTGCCCGCCCTCTGCAGCCGGTAGCCTGATTTTCAAATACCATACGCGCCCCAAAACGCTGCAGGGGATCACAATACCCCTGGCAACCCATAAACCAGCAATGTTTTGCCCCGTAGAATAGCCCGCGTTAAATCTATTGATCGTTTTTTCAGACAAACCGCGGCTTTTTAGGTAATCCAGGGCTTTTGCGCCCTCTGGCTGCCACAATAGCCCACTGCAGCGCTCTATAACCTCTTTTGCAGCGTCTTGCCATTGATCCCCTGGTGATTCATAAGCGGGTTGGATTGGTGCGATTCTGGGCGCTCTGGTGGTTGGCAGCTCACCCCCGGTTGCCCGCTTGCAGATCTCTTGCAGATCACCGTACTTATTGGGATCTAAATTATCCCGCCTGGCAATGTAAGCAATCACATCTTGCCATTTTCCCCCTGTGCAATTCCTGCATAACCAGCGCCCTGGATTGGTGTATGGATTCACTCTAAACCGATCACGCCCGCCGCAAAACGGGCAAGCGCCTGCATATTCCCCCCCGCCCGTTGCAGCAACCCGTTTTAGCTGGGTATCATGCCCGCAAATGGTTAGTAGATCTGCCTTACTCTTTATGCTTTCAATATCAAGCATTAATGCCTTTATCCTTGTTAGTTCTGCTTTTTAGCTTTACCCCTTAAAAGGGGGGTAAAACTAAAAAACTAAAAGCCAGGTTGTTAAAAAACTAAAAAAACCATTAAAAAACTAATAAACTAAACCTATTCTGCCAGGGTGTAGAATTTTGCGCCCTTTGCCCCAACCTCTGACTTGATTTTTTTGCTGTTTTCCAGGCGCTTCACTATTCCCAGAATTCTGTTAGTTCCTGGTATGCCGCGCTCTTTTACTGCCTTTACCAAGTTAGTTTGATTTATGCTTTCCTGCCCAAGAGATTCAAGGATTGCATTTTCAATAGCTCTGTCGCTGGTGGTGTCCTCAACCGCCAAACCCCAAAACTTTGCTGTTTCAAGTTCGGTTGTGTTCGGCTTGTGGGTGTAGGTGAATTCTGCAGAAAAGGGGTAAACATCAACCCCGCGCGTTTTGGTTGATTTCAGGGATATTATGCCGCTGCCCTCTTCGCGCTCAATCAGGATTGCCAGATCTAGGGCGGCTTCAATGCTGCTATGCCCGCGCAATGATTCCCCCGCCCTGGCGCTGATCTGCCCTGTTTTGCGCTGGTGGTGGATTACAACGATTGCCGCGCCTGTGGCTTCTGCCAATTGCCGCAACGCTCCCATAATGGGGATCATGGCTTCTGTACCCTCTGCAGCACCCCCGCTGATCAGTCCTAGATTGTCAATTACAACCAGCTGCACGCCCTTGCTAACAACGCGATTGATCAAGCTGCCAATAGATTCTGGCTTGCTGGCATCCAGCCAGGGCATTGGCAAGGTGTAGTAATAAATTGGGGTTATTGGTGGTAAGTTCCTTGCTCTGCCAAGCGCCCCAATTCTTTCATGGGTTGGGCGCGATCCATTGTCAAAATCAATCCACATAACAGGCGCTTGTTTTGTGGCAAAACCCGTTGCCCCTGGCATCCAGGCTGCAGGTGGCAGCCACAATTCCCCGGCTGCAACACATATTGCCAGATCTGCCATAATCAAGCTTTTCATCGTTCCCGGCGCGCCATAAACAATATTCAAGCTGGGCAACGGGAATAATCCAGCCGCAATATATTCGATTGGTGGGCGTTCAAGGTAGGCATCTGCCAGGGTAAAGACCTGCCAGGGATCAGCTGCAGGATCATGCCCGTTTGGGATCAAATCAGGGTGTAAAGCCAGATAATTGAATTCCCGTTGAAAGTTTGCATCTTGGGTGATTAGGGATCTAACCGCCTTAATCACCGCGGGATCGTATTCTGTTTGGCTATTTTTATTATCATTCATCGGCGAAATTCCTTGTGCAAAAATTTGCGATATGGTTTATACTTAAATACATAGAACACCAAGCGCCCGCTTGTTTTGATCAGCCCCTCGGTTGCCGCCGCGGGGTTTTTGTTTACCCTTTACTTTATCACGGTGTTTACTTATTCGCTATAAATCCTCCTTATTCTCTTCAAATTTAAGGGTTTTAGTTAAAACGCCCTCGTTGTTTAATAGCTTTGCCGCCTGCAGCATCAAATTATCAAAGGCATCCACACCCTTTCTAACATCCCAAGACACACCATCCCAAAAAGCTGAAATCATCTCGTGTTCTGGCAATACCCCTGGTGCGTTCCCGCTCGAAACCATAAGAAAGGGTTCTGATCTGTCAAAATCGCTTTGGGCAGATTTAGTAAAACCTTTTATCAACTTGATACTAGCGCGCCTTAATCGCATTGCAGCGGCAAGTTCCAGTATCCACAAATCAAGATCTGAAAATTCCCTTGCCTGCCCCTGCTTCACGGGTTTTGGAATTACTATGCCCTGATTAATAAAATATCTGATCTGGGCATAAGAAAGGTTGGTGCTGGCTGAAACTTCGCGCATATTCATTGAATTCATTTTACCACAACCTTGTCAAAAAACCAAATATTTTAGCAAAGTTATAGTGCATCAAAAATCCAACACTTTTTTGGTTTCTGTGCGCATCTTTGGCTTTTCCCCGGCATCATAGCGCCTAATAAAATCTGCAACCGCATATTGCAATACTCTGTGTCTATTGGTTTGCAGATCTGCAGCGATCTGATCCAGGCGGGTTATTTGCTCTGCAGTCAATACAACCCCCAGCGGCTTGCTTGTGGTTGCCCTGGTTGTTTTTTTTGATTCCCCGGTAATGATTGAATATGCAGCATCTAGCTTTTCTTTTCTAGCCATTTGATCACCGCCTTTCCAAGTTTTTCATATGCCGCCGCCTGGGGATTGCCAGGCTCATAACTCATTATTGATTGCCCCAATGCCCCAGCCTCCCCAACCCTTACACTTCTGCCAATCATGAAAGGTAAAATCGCCCAGCCCGCCGCTTTCATGGCATCAATAGCGCCTTTGTGGGCTGTAAGTCGCTGATCATAAAAAGTTGGCAATATCCCCATGATCGAAAGACCGGGGTTAATTCGCTTCACGCTTTCAACGGTTTTTAGGAATAACCGTAGCGCCGCCACATCAACAGGCATTGGCTGGCAGGGGATCAAAACCGCATTGCTTGCTGCCAGGGCATTGATTACCAAAAGGCTCAAGCTGGGCGGGCAGTCAATAATTACCAGATCAAACCCTTTTAGCGGCTCTATTGCTTCTGCCAGGATATATTCACGCCCCAGGCGGGCATTGATCCCTAGCTCAACCGCCGCCATGTCCAGGCTTGACGGGGCAATATACAGATTTTCTGTTATGGGTTGGATCACCTTTACCAGGGGCAGATTACCCGGTTGGGCATTGCCAAAAACGCTTGTTAGGTTGGGATCAGCTGTGGTAATCCCGCAGCTGGTTGTAAGGCTTGATTGCGGGTCTAAATCAATCATCAACACCCTGTGGGTTTTGCTGATCACATCCCCCAGCGCCCTTACGGTAGCCGTTTTTCCAACACCCCCTTTATGGTTTGCTACGCTCAATATTTTCAAGATCCCTCGCTTTCTTTTAGCTAACAATTGCTAATTTATGCTAAATATATCTAGCATAGCTATTTATAGCACATTAATGCAAGCCGTTGCAATGCCCGCTTTTTCAAAGAGGTATAAAGAGACCTGGTGCGTCTAATAAGGGGCTTATAATCTTTCCTGTTGGCTTGGGAGGGGCGCGCGGGGAACAAAATAAAAAGAAGCGGCTGAGCCCTTAGGCTGCCGCAGGATATTTCAGTTTTGAGAAAGCTTTTTTGCTTTGATCTAGGCGATATTGCCATTAATTAGAACTACTGTTTTTACGCTCACGAAAGACCTGGAGAAAGAACCCTACAAGGAGAGCAAATGACAGCTGAAGAAAATGAGAAAGAGTGTCAACGACGGGGCGAAGGGTGTTATTAGACATCTCTTCTAGCGCCTTGTATTGCGCCGCGTCTATTCCAAAATACAACTGCCCGCGTAAATCAAAGAACGAATAGAGAACAACACCGGTGATAGCAAGAACTAAGACAGCTGCGATAACCAATATGAAGACAAACAGCACGTCAAGGTATGCTTTGGTTAAGATTACGTCGGGGTCTCGTGGTTTACTAGGCTGACCACCGCCCCCGCTGCCGGGAGGTTCGTTTCCTCCCCCTCTGGGAGGCTTGATATTTCCAGATTTTTCTATCCTGGAAACGATGGTGAAAGCCAGCCTTTCTAGATCTTCGTAGGTGTCAATAAACTCGCTGTCTGGAGATTGCTGCGCGCCGCGGGATTGTTCTCTCGCGGCGCGGCTAAAGAGTAAATACCGTTGGTGCGTTCTGTCCGCGTCGTCTCGGGGTCTACCTCCAACAAGAGCTTTGTTGGGGTTGGGCGGGGGGTCTGTGTCAACGCTGAAAAGCTGGTTGCTTTCTGGTGTTTGATATTGACCGGAATTGAAAGCCATTTTATCTCCTTTCGTAAGATAAACCAACCTCACAAATCCATTTAGCAATTAAGGTCTTTGATCTGGATAAATCATATCACGAGTTTACAAAAATGTAAACATATTAACGTCGATTTATCTGTAATATTTATTAAATGACCATTGACCCCTTGCGTAAAACACGGATAAACGGTAAAATAGCACGTCGTTGCATTCGACGATTGAGGTTTTTGTCTAGACAACCCGTGTTATAATGGAAATAAATCATACGCCAATATTGCGCAGTATTTTTACAAAAACACCTATAATAAAAAAGAGAGAAAAAGGAAGGACGGAGAAGGGAGCGCATCATGAACAGGTACACTATCCAGTTTTCAGCGCGGTTCGATCGCATGCTCACCGAATTGAGTAAGCAAGACGACTTAACAAAAGCGGAAACAGTACGAAGGGCTGTTGTCTTCTATTCAGCCATGAGAAATGCGATTAATAAATCTCAAGACCCTACGCTGATCTTGGTAGACGGTGCTACTGGCAAGGAATTGGTCTTTCTAACAGATGTTATTTTCCCGGAGACTTCAACCGATCAGCCACGACGGGGAAGACCAAGAAAGGTTGTCGAAGAGGAATCTAAAACAGCTGTAAACGCGGCTGCATAAACCAAGAAAATGGTCGCCAGCGAAGACCCGGACAGATGGGTTTGTGGTAATCGTGCCCGGTGAATTTTTGGGGGAAAACAACGCCAAAACAAGATGGTTTTTCGAAAAACGATTGTGTCAGCCTGTTTGTTGTTGTAAACTTGCCAACTCAAAAAAGCGCCTGGGTTTCATGTTACAAACAGGGATTGGTTTGCACTGATCGGGGTCTTCCAAACGGTTGCGCTTGGGTTTTGGTTGCCCTGATCATTGCCGATGTATCAAAGTCTTGGCTTTTCCCCCAGCGTCAAGGTTTTATGGAATGTAGGGGCAAATCTCTAGCACTGGCTTCATCGCTTCTGTCAACCCCATAAGATCAAAACTAAAAGACACCTCATCGCTTTTATACGGTGTAAAACCAACTAAAAGTTTTTTATGATCCATCATGGTCATAATGGTTTCTTTTGTGCGATACTTGAAGTCTAATTCCTCGCCATCCGTTGATGGGCTTACTGATGCTTTATCAGCTTCTTCTTGGTCATATCTAACCCTTATGTATGCATAACCATCAGCCGCTATAGAATCAGGTGGCATTCCCACGTCCAACCAGGCGTGCAATCCCTTCTCTCGGCAGCGTATGGATAAGCGCGGAAGTTGCTCGTTTCCCTGCCAGTCCTTTATTTTATTATCGGCATCCAGGTAAATTAATACAGTTTTTGAATCGTCAAACTCTGATTGACTTATTTCAGTAATCCACTTTCCTGTTATTGGCGTTGGCACAACGGTAGGATGGGTGGTTGGTTGGTCGGTTGCCGCGACATTGCATGCGGTTAATAACAGCGCAAATAAAAACACAATTGTTACTTTTTTCATTGACTTTCCTCCTTGTTGGCTTGTAATCGTACGCCCTTTTATTGTGGGCAAGATTGTTTTTACTTTGGTATTATGTCAAAGTTTTACAAAGTTTTAGGTTTTATCAGGTTTTGTAAAGTTTTTTCGCCTGGTGTATGGCACATGCAATAATTCAGCAGCTTTCTTTTTGGATTCCTCTGGGCGGCGATCATACCGGGCTGTGGTATTGACGCTGGCATGCCCCGCCATTTTTGCAACGGTTGCAATGTCAGCCCCGGCATCCAAAAGATCACTTACAAAAGTTCGCCGCAAATCATGCGGGCTAAAAGACTCAACCCCTGCAGCTGCAGCCCGCTTATTCAATAGGTTGTAAACCGCCTGGGGTGTCATGGTTTTGTCAGTTATGATTCTGCCGCCCTTGTTGATTGCATAGAATAACGCCCCTGGATCAACTCCCCTGATATTCAACCAGTCCTGCATTGCATACAAAGCCCCATTAGTCAGGTATGCTGTTCGTTCTTTAGATCCCTTACCATGAATAACCAGCTTGCCGCTTTCTGGGGTGTAATCCCCCATTGCCAGGGTTATTACCTCTTCGCGCCGCAGCCCCCCAGCGTACATCAAGCTGATAATTGCGGCATCACGCGCCCCAGCTGGGGATTGATCTTTTTCGCAAGCCCTCATAAGTCCTGCAATTTCGCCTGGGGATAATTCCCGCCCCGCTGGTATGGTTGATCCCCTTACGCTCTTTACTGCAGCTGCAGCCTGGTAATCTTCGCCTGTCATTTGCCCCAGCTGCCAGGCGGCTTTCAAAACCCCACGCAACGCACTCAAAGCATGGTTTACTGTGGCAGGGGCATAACAATCAACCAGGCGCGCCCTGATCGCCGCGGCATGCTGGAATCTAACCGCGCTCCAATTGATTGCAAAGCAACCCGCGCTGCCATTGGTCAAAACGCCTGCAACCAGATCAAGCGCCCTTTTTGCCCCGCGCCGCCCTGTGGGTTGCAGCGCCCCCAGGTAAACCGCGGCTGGGTTTTGGTCAAGCGGCAAACTTAAAACCGCCGTAATATCCCCCGAATTAATTACGGTAATTTTTTCCATGTTTTTGCCCTTTCGCCCTGTTTTTGATTCATGGTTTCGATAACATACAATATGTTAACCATTACTTACGACAATTAGCATTGTTATAAGTTATTTTACTTTATTTTTAGGGCACTTTCAAGGGTTTGTGGCGTCAATTACCTGGTGATTTTCGGGCTGGTTTTCATGATCGCCCTTTACCAGATCCCCCGCCACATTGACTTGCTGCCCGCCCTGGGCGGCAATGTTTACCTGCAGGGCAGGATCGCGCCTTGCAAGCTTGCGGATTTTTGCTAGGGATTCAAGCGCCCTCAAATAACGGGCATGGGCGGCTGTTAGGGATTTATCCCAATAGGCTGCTTGATTTAAGCTCAATCCCTGGCGGTTTTGCCAGGTGTATTTGTACTCAATCTGCTGCCAGCGTAACCAGGATATTGCTACCCCGTCAATGGATAGTTTTTCGATTGCGGGAGCTAATTCATACCCCAGATCTTTTTTGAGTTGCGGCAAATACTTTTCAAGGATCACCGCAAAACCAGGGTTATTAAACCCAGCTGCCATTTGCTCAATGTTTATGCGGGTTAGATTCCCCAGCTCGGCAATCGCCCTGGGGTTGGCATCCAGCTCTGATCCTAATAAAGCCAGGTCTTTACTCTTTGCTGTTTTTGTCTGGCAGCGCTCCAAAACCGCCCCTAAACCGTCTTGTCCTTTTGGTTTGCTCTCTTTTTTCTCCATTCACCCTTTACCTTGTGATAACCATATGCAATCAATGTGCTTTCGATCAGCTCGCCAATACTTACAAGGTTTTGATCAACCGCCTGATCAATTGCCGCGGCTTGCTCTTTTTCAATTTGCTGTTCGATTTTTTCCAGATCTGTTTTTCCTTTTTCAACCTGATCAAGCATCAGCGTTGCTTCTGCCAATATTCCAGATCCCACATATTCAGATACAACCCGCCCATTAACCCTTTTCTTGCGGTAGTAATACTGCCCAAGCCCTCGCTTTTCCCAGCCCATTATTTTCCCTGTTTTGTGCTACAACTTTTTAAAATACCGTTTTGCATCTGTTGCGCTTTCCCGTCAAAGTTACGAAAAATGTCAATAAATATCATGTTTTTTCAACCTTTTTCAACAAATTCCCTGGATTCGTGTTTTTACTCCATATATGGATTGATCCATCGCCACAAATCACCGCCGCCGCTGTAGTAATCGTTTATATCTTTGTAACCATCTGGCGGCGGGGCAAGCCGTACTCGATCCCCCGCCAGATCCATTAACCGCGCCGCGCCTGATTCCCCTGCCTTGTCATGGTCATAAGCGCTCAATATAGTTTTGATTGGTCTTATAAACGCGCCCCAGGTTGCCAGATCTGGGGCATTGGTTGCACTGCCCAGGGTTGCGGCTGGTATCACGTCGTTTAGTTCCTGGTGGGCAATCATGCAATCAAATTCACCCTCACAAAACAACGCCTTTTCGCTGCCATAAAGATTATCACCATTGAATATTGCAGCTGGTTTCGACCCCTTTACGCCTGTATATTTTTGCCCACCCCTTGCAGCGGGCAGCCTGATCTTTAGATACCACACGCGCCCCAAAACGCTGCAGGGGATCACAATACCCCTGGCAACCCACAACCCGGCAATGTTTTGCCCTGTAGAATAGCCCAGGTTAAATCTTTTAATCGTTTTTTCAATAAAACCACGCTGTTTCAGATATTCTAGGGCTTTTGCGCCCTCTTTTTGCCACAATAGATTGCTGCAATGTTCAATAACCTCATTTGCGGCTGCTTGCCATTGATCACTAGGCGCTTCATAAGCGGGCTGGATTGGCACAATTCTGGGCGCTCTGGTTGTGGGCAGCTCACCCCCGGTTGCCCGCTTGCAGATCTCTTGCAAATCACCATACTTTTGGGGATCTAAATTGTCGCGCCTGGCAATGTAAGCAATAACATCTTGCCATTTACCCCCTGTGCAATTCCTGCATAACCAGCGCCCTGGATTGGCATATGGATTCACCCTAAAACGATCCTTGCCGCCACAAAAAGGGCAAGCACCCGCATATTCCCCGCCCCCGGTTGCCGCAACCCGTTTTAGCTGGGTATCATGTCCGCAAATGGTCAATAGATCGGCTTTATTCTTTATGCTGTCAAGATCAAGCATTAAAAACCTGGTTGCCCTTTCAGTCCTTTTTAATCGCTGCTTTTTAGTTTTACCCCCTTAAAGGGGGGGTAAAACTAAAAAACTAAAAGTTAGCTTGTTAAAAAACTAAAATAACAATTAAAAACCTAAAAAACTAACTTGTAATCTCGTAGAATTGTGCGCCTTTCGCGCCTGTTTCAGCCTTGATCTTTTTCGAGTTTTCCAGGCGCTTGATCACGCCCAGGATTCTATTAGTTCCTGGAATCCCGCGCTCTTTTACTGCTTTTACCAGGCTGCTTTGATTTAGGGTTTCCAGGGATAAAACATCTAGGATTGCTTTTTCAATTGCCCTGTCGCTGGTTGTGTCCTCAACCGCCAACCCCCAAAACTTTGCTGTTTCAAGTTCGGTTGTGTTCGGCTTGTGAGTGTAAGTGAATTCTGCAGAAAAGGGATAAACATCAACACCGCGTGTTTTAGTTGATTTTAAGGATATGATCTTGCTGCCCTCTTCGCGCTCAACCAGTATTGCCAGATCAAGGGACGCTTCAATGCTGCTATGACCGCGCAAGGTTTCACCCGCCCTAGTGTTTATTGTTCCTGTTTTGCGCTGGTGGTGGATTGCTACGATTGCCGCGCCTGTGGCTTCTGCCAATTGCCGCAACGCCCCCATAATGGGGATCATGGCTTCTGTACCCTCTGCAGCGCCCCCGCTGATCAGCCCCAGGTTGTCAATTACAACCAGCTGCACGCCTTTACTTACCACTCGATTGATCAGGCTGCCAATAGATTCTGGCTTACTTGCATCCAACCAGGGCATAGGCAGGGTGTAGTAATAAAGCGGGGTTTCGGGTGGTAAGTTCCTGGCTCTGGCAAGTGCCCCAATTCTTTCATGGGTGGGGCGCGCTCCATTGTCAAAATCAATCCACATGACAGGCGCTTGCTTTGTGGCAAAGCCCGTTGCCCCTGGCATCCAGGCTGCAGGCGGCAGCCACAATGCCCCGGCTGCAACGCATACTGACAGATCTGCCATGATCAGGCTTTTATAAGTTCCAGGCGCGCCATATACAATATTCAGGCTGGGCAAGGGGAATAACCCCGCTGCTATATATTCGATTGGTGGGCGATCAAGGTAAGCATCTGCCAGGGTAAAGACCTGCCAGGGATCAGCAGCATGATCATGCCCATTAGGGATCAATTCCGGGTGTAATGCCAGGTAATTGAATTCCCGCTGGTAATTGGCATCTTGGGTAATCAAGGATCTAACCGCCTTGATCACCGCAGGGCTGTATTCTTTTTGATTGTTTTTTGTATCATCCATTAGCACTTGTCCTATTGTGTTACATAAGTTTTTCGGCTATACTTAAATACATAGAACAGCAAGCCAGCCGCTTGTTTTTACCAGCCCCTCGGTTGCCGCCGCGGGGTTTTCGTTTCCCTTTTACTTTATCATGGTGTTGATTTATTCGCTATAAATTCTCCTTATCCTCTTCGAATTTTAAGGTTTTAGTTAATACGCCCTCGTTGTTTAAGAGCTTTGTCGCTTGTGACGCCATAGCATCATAGGCTTCCACACCTTTTCTAACATCCCAGGATTCGCCGTTCCAAAAGACCGAAATCATCTCGTATTTTAGGGTTTCCCACGGCGCGTTCCCGCTCATTGTCATAAGAAAAGGTTCTGATCTGTCAAAGTCTCTTTGAATAGAATTAGAAAATCCTTTTATATACTTAATTCCAATTTTTTTTTGGCGCATTGTGGCGGCAAGTTCCAATAACCACAAATCAAGAGCTGAAAATTCCCTTGTCTGCCCCTGCCTAACGGGTTTTGGGCTTACTATACCCTGATCAATAAAATATCTGATCTGGGCATAAGAAAGACTGGTACTGGCTGAAACCTCGCGCATATTCATTAAATTCATTATATCACAACCTTGTCAAAAAATCAAACATATTAGCAAAGCTGTATTGTGTCAAAAGTCCAGCACTTTTTTGGTTTCTGTGCGCATTTTTGGCATTTCCCCGGCATCATAGCGCCTGATAAAATCAGCAACCGCATATTGCAATATTCTGTGTCTGTTGGTTTGCAGATCTGCAGCGATCTGATCCAAGCGGGTTATTTGCTCTGCAGTCAACACAACCCCAAGTGGTTTACTTGTGGTTGCCCTGGTTGTTTTTTTTGATTCCCCGGTAATGATTGAATATGCAGCATCTAGCTTTTCTTTTCTAGCCATTTGAT